CCGAAAAGCGCGAACAGATCGAAGCGATGGCCGACACGATGCTCATTTGCGCCAAGCAGCGTCACCACACGTGGGAAGGCGCAACGAAGCTGTGGTTTGACGCTGGGAGCCTGCAGTTTCGCGACGTGCGCACCGGAGGCGGCCAGTCCCTGAACCTGCGCACGGGCGGCTGGGAACCTGTCTGGGGCATGCCGTGAGCACCGTCCCCACCACGCGCAAGAGCGAGCTTTCCGTCCCGAAAAGGGCGACCGGCGCGAAACCGCATGGTTCCCGGCGCGTATGGGGCAAGTCAACGGACCTGACCACACTGGGCGCTCGGATCCAGCGCGCTCGCGTTGAGAACGGCATGACACAAACCGAATTGGCACAGGCCATTGGCGCTACGCGCTGCTCGGTGGCGGGGCTGGAGATCAACCACAACTCGCCTTCACTCGCGCGCTTCCTTGCGCTTGCCCAAGCGTTAGACGTTTCGCTTGACTACCTTGCCGGGCTTTCGCCTCAGTTCGGCAAATTTCCGTGGGAGGACGCATGAAGCAAACCGATAACCCGCTGCGTGATCAGGCGCAAGCGATCCAGCAGCAAGCTGCGAAGCGCCCTGAGGCGCGCAATGAGACGGCCCGCGAAGCACGCTACCGCGTGCAGCGTGAGCAAGCCGAAGCTGAAGCACGGAAAAACCCACACCGAGGCTACTGAGCCATGATCATCTGCGGGATCGACCCTGGCCTCACTGGCGCCGTCGCCTTCATCGACCATCACGGTTTGCGTGCCGTTTTCGATCTGCCGACGATGCCTCGACCGAACATTGGCCCTGCGGCTAGCGTCAAGCGCGTCTGTGACGGTCGCGGGCTCTCGGTAATACTCAGGGATCAACATGACCCTCGCGAGCCCATGCTGGTCGTTTTGGAGGATGTGCGCATGCTCGGCGGCAAGAACAACTCCATGCAGTCTCAAGAAGCGCTCGTGCATACGCGCGGCGTGGTGGAGGGGGTGCTGGCGGCTCGCGGGCATGATCTCGCCATTGTTTCGCCGCGTACCTGGAAAGCTTTCTTCGGGCTGCAGGCCGACAAGAACGCGGCACTTGCGCTCGCGCGCAGCTTCTTTGGATTGGAGCATCTCGCGCGCGTGAAGGATCACAACCGGGCTGAAGCCATGCTTATCGCGCGCTATGCGCAAAGGACAATGACATGATCAAGGGAATCTTCTGGCTGGCGCTCATCGCCACGCTTGTGTGCATGACGTTCGCGAACCCGGTTCTCGGGCTGATCGTCACGTTCGGCGCAATCGCGCTTAACTGGGGAAATCTTGCAAAATAGGTTGCTATGGTGTATGACTTCGGGCAAACCATAAGCCGGGAACGATCATGACAGGCCCATTGACCAGACTGGATCAATATTTCGGCACGCAATACGCCGCCATTACGCTCAATACGGCCTCCGGATCGACGGCTCAGACCGTTCTGGCGGTGCCAGCGGGGTTTTATTGCCACATCAATGGGATCCAGATCACGGTGGATGCAATCAGCACGCTGGCGAGCGCCGGGATGCTCAACACGACGCTCTCGACGCTTCTCGGTTGTCAGACGATTGCATTGCTGCGGTCCTACATCCCAGCCACAGCGGCGGCGCCAACGGTTCCGACCGTCATCCGCGAAACCAGCGCTCCAGGCGCTTTCTTCGCGACCGCGGTGCCGGGTGACACGATCATGTGCGCGAACAACGTGGCGCTCACGGGCGGCTCGATTCGTGTGAGCTTTAACTACGGGTTCTCGGCGAGCCCAATCGGGAACAACTGACCATGCCAGAACGCAAAAAGGGCGAGAAGCTCAGCGATTTCATCGGGCGCTTTGTATCGTCGAAGCGCGAACAGAAATATCCACTCAAGCAGCGCCTCGCGATTGGCTATAGCGAAGCCAAGGAGCGCGATAGAAAGGAGAAGCGTCATGGCTAAGCAGAGCAATCAGCGGCCGGTCCAGCCGCAGTCCAACCAGCGCCTGCCGGCGGGCCACTTCAATTCGAACGGCACAAGTCAAGGCAAACAGAGCGGCGCAGTGCGGCCATCGCCAGATGCTTGCAATGACTGCAAGGAGCGCAAATAATGCCACGCGACAAGCACGGCAAGCCGGTTGGCGACGAAACCATGTCCGAAGCCGGTATGGCGCACATGAAGCGCGAGAAGAAGACCTCGGGCAATAAGGCAATGGCCGGGAGCATGGACGAGCCGCCCTATCCCTATGGCCTGAAGATTCACCTCGATCACGAGGACCTCAAGAAGGCCGGTATCGAAAGCATGCCCGAAGTGGGCGGCGACGTGCATTTGCGTGCCAAGGCGCGAGTCGTCGGCGCGCGGGCGGAAAAGACCGAAGGCGACAGCGAGCGTCGGCACCTGGAGCTGCAAATCACGCATCTGGGCGTGCATCACGCGCCCGACGGCATGAAGTCACAGGCGCAGGGCGGCAGCGGCAAGACGGCGTCGGTGGGCAAGCCATCGACAGACAAGGGCCGCGAGGGCGCAGGCAAGACGGCCAAAGAGCCAAGCTATGCACGCAAGAGGCACTGATGGGCGTTCAACTCAAAACAAACGATATGGGCGCCGAGTTGAGCTATGCCTCGACGACCTATATCGCACCTGACGAGAAGATCAAGATGATGCATGACTTCATCCTAGTAGAGCCATTAGGAGTGGAGCACTCGCAGATATTGACAGTGATCGAGAATATCAAACCAGTTCGAGGAATCGTTAAGGCGGTAGGGCCCGGCGTATTCCCACTTTGCTACGATCACGTCGAAAAGAACAAGCGCACGAAGATGTGGCGCAGTTCGGTGTTCCAGCCCACATGCGTGAAGGTTGGCGACATGGTCGAGCTCGGTTGCGTGCGCATCGACGGGCGGATTGTGGGATACAGCTTCCAGCAGATCTACTGGGGCAATAAAATGCACATCCTTTGCCGCGAGGCGGATGTATCTGGTGTGGTCGAACCGGCATGAAGAAACTGGCTCTTGAGGCGCTCGTTTGCGCTCTGATCGTTCTCTCAGGATTTATCGCCAAGCGCAAAGGATGGATTTGATGACCGGCAAACAGAAACGCAAGTTGAACAAGCGCACGCGGATTGCGGCGGTGCGCGCCACGCAGGACGCGTGGATCGCAGACGTAATGTCCATCGAGGCAGGCACTCGTCGCGAGCGCGATACCCTGTTTTCGCTTGCGCGCTCGATCAGGGAAAAGGCGCAATGAGTTGGCCCAAAGGCCGCAAGCGCCCGAAGAAGGTCGGCGCGTCCGATATCGAGTGCGAGGCCATGGAAGCGGTCGAATACGCCGAAATGGTCGAGGTGCCGCGCGCGCCCAATCAGCCGCCGACCGACTGGCAAAAGGGCGCGCTGCTCAACGTGCGCAACTATGGCGACGCCTACGTAATCACGCTCTACCCGGAAGAGTGGAGCACAGAGCGACCCGAGCGCGCGCTACGCTTCACGAACCCGGGCGAATGTCAGGACTTCGTGTCCGACTGGTATGCCCGGGAGAGTCATCATCCATTGGCGAGATAGAAATGCTTGATGTAGCTTATCTAGTCCTATCTGCTGTTATCGAGGAAATCTGTTCTTATCGACTTCCAGCGGATTTCCCAATTGATTCGCAAGGGCGCACCATCGCCAAGAACGCCTATAACATCGACCACGACGAGATGCGTTATTGCATCTCCTGCGGCTCCAAAACGCAACCATGCTGCGGGCAGTGAGATGGCCACAAAGCAACCGACCAAGCGCCCCATAGCCTTCTCACAGGCCGTCTTCAATCGCATCTGCGAACAGATGGCCGAGGGCAAGAGCTTGCGCCAGATCTGCCGTGCGGCGGATATGCCCGATCGTCGCTCCGTGCAGCGCTGGCTGGCAGACGATGAGAAGCTCCAGGCACAATACAACGAGGCGATGAGCCTGCGCGCAGACCACTATTTCGACGAGATCATCGACATCGCCGACGGCAAAGGCGACCCGCAAAAGACGCGCGTGCAGATCGATGCGCGCAAATGGGTGCTTGCCTGCATGAATCCGAAAAAATACGGCAGCAAGGTCACACACGCGGGCGATCCGGATGCGCCTGTGGCGCTTGTGCTGAAAGGTTCGGACGTGCATGGCTGAATTCAAGCTTACCGCCAAGCAGGAAGAGGCTCAGGAGGTCTTGAACGGGCCGGCCACGCACGTGATGCTTGCTGGCGGATCGCGCTGCGTGTCAGGCGATACCATGCTAGACGGGCAACGCCTGACTATCGCGGAGTTGGCCGCTATTGGCCTTCCTGTTCGGGTGATGACAAGCCGAGGCGAGCAGATGGCAGATGCCCCTTTTTTAAAGGGGCGTGCAGCCATGCTCAAGATTGATCTGAGTTCAGGTCGTTCGGTGACGGTGACGCCGGATCATCGTTTTTGGACTGGCTCAACTTGGCAAGTCGCCTCTGATTTGCGCTGTTCGGATCAACTGGCCGTCCGGTCATTTTCGCGCGACCTTCTTGAGTCCAGTTCGGAACGCGCCCCTTCAGCGTTTCGCGTAGGTGTTCGGCGTTGGATGGGAAAACTCGAAGATTGGATGGGTCATTGTTTCGCTTGTCTCCGTCGATATGATCTACCACTTCTCCAGGCAGCAGAGGCCTGCCGAGTTGGTCATGCATCACTATCCGATGCTCAGGGGCATATCCATTCGGGTCTGAGCCGGCGACGCCTCGTTTTTGCAGGGCTCGGATCAGATAGCCATAAGGGCCATCAACGGCGACGCGGCGAAGGAGGTAGCCTGACCGATCGGATACCATTCCTCCGGCCCAGCAAGGATGATTCTCTCCGCTCATATCGACTCGCTGAATCTGAAGACCACGCTTCCTTGCAAACTTGCGGATTGTTTCAGGATTCACGCCGAGAACATCCGCAATGTCGAGTGCCGTGCATCCTGCGACGATCCATTCGATCACTAGCAGATGGTTCTGCTTACCGATTTTCCCGATTCTTCGGTCTTTCATATGACACTCCTGCCATTGGCGGTTATACGCTGGATAAGGTCTTGAGTATATCGGAAGTCGCCGAGCAGGAATACTACACCCTCCATGTTCCCGTGACCGAGCAATATTTCGCCAATGGCATTCTTCATCACAATAGCGGCAAGACGTTCCAGATCATCCGCAAGCAGATTCAGCGACGCCTGAAGGCTCCAGGCTCGCGCGGCGTGGTGTTGCGCTTTCGTGCCGGGCACGTGAAGCAGTCGATCGTGATGGACACATTCCCGAAGGTCATGGCTTTGTGCTTTCCGGGCGTCGAATATGCGCTGAACAAATCAGACACCATGTTCGCCACGTTTCCCGGCAATTCCGAGCTTTGGTTCGGCGGCCTTGATGATGCGGCGCGCGTCGAAAAGATTCTCGGCAACGAGTATGCGGATATCTTCCTCAACGAGTGCAGCCAGATCCCCTACAACAGTCGCAATATGGCCGTCACGCGTCTCGCGCAAAAGGTGATGGATCGCGCGACCGGCCAGCCGCTGCGCCTGAAGATGTACTACGACGAGAACCCGCCGGACAAGGGTCACTGGACCTACAAGATGTTCAAGCTCCTGCAGGATCCGGAGACGCGCCACGCGCTCGACCAGCGGGACTATGACTTTTTCCGCATCAACCCGGGCGACAACCGCGCGAACCTATCCGAGCAATACCTGAAAACGCTCGAAGGACTGCCCGAGCGCCTGCGCAAGCGCTTTCTCTATGGGGAGTTTCGCGATGCAGCTCCGAATGCTCTATTCCGCGATGACTGGATCGAGAAGTGGCGAAATATCGATCAGGAACTACCCGACATGCTGCGCATCGTCGTGGCTGTTGATCCGAGCGGTGCCGACGATACAGACAATGTCGATAATGATGAAATTGGCATCGTTGTATGCGGACTGGGGATTGATGGAAATGGCTATGTGCTCGAAGACCTCACTTGTAAAGCTGGCCCTGGCGTCTGGGGACGAGTGGCATGCGATGCTTTTGAACGATGGGAAGCCGATCGTATCGTGGCCGAAGTGAACTTTGGCGGCGCCATGGTCGGATTCGTCGTTAAGGCGGCGCGCCCGAACACGCCATTTCGGCCGGTGCGAGCCTCGCGGGGCAAGGTTGTGCGGGCGGAGCCGATCTCCGCGCTCGTCGAGACTGGCAAGGTTCGCATGGCGGGCGTCTTTCAGGAACTCGAGGACGAGCTTTGCGCTTTCACGACCAATGGCTACATGGGCGAGAACAGCCCGAACCGTGCCGACGCCATGATCTGGGGTTTTGCTGACCTGTTCCCGCAGCTCGCAAAGCGCGAAGAAGCGAAGCCGGAGCCGCAGCAACGAATCATTCGCCGCAGCGGCGGCACAGGATGGATGCGGACATGATGAAATCTAGCTTCGTGGAGTGCAGTGATTACTACATCGACGAATTCTTTTCGAATAAAGAACTAATGGTGAAAAGTGGCATCCAGATTGTTTACGATGCATCTCTCGATGCTCCTGATTTGATTCCAGCCGGCGGAATGTTTGACAGTAATTTAACGGGATGGGAACGCAGCATCGAGGATTTGGAACGTTCAGCGAAACGACGCGGTAATCCCAGACTTCAAATGATCCACAGATTGGCACAGGATCACATGATGAATATAACTGCGCCATGGGGAGAATTGATGCGCGTTCCGTCTTCTCGATACACCGAATGGGCGGAAGCATTCAGGAGCGAGCTATGAGCGATGACGCAACCGGTGGAAACCAACCCGTCCAGCGCACCGAGGAAGATCGCGAATTTTCGGCCATTACCGATGCGGAGATCTGGGAAGAAGCGAAAGACCGGCTCCAGATCGCCGCCGACGCCTACTCGGATAACCGCAAGCGCGCGAAGGCGGCAATGCTCTTTCGCGATGGCGACCAGTGGGACCACGATGTCATCACGAGCGCCTCCGAAGACTCGCCCGAGCTGACCATTAATCTCACCGACGCTTTCGTGCGCCGCGTAGTGAACAATATCAAGCAGCAGCGCCCGCGCGGCAAATGTCACCCGGTGGGCGATGGTGCTGACATGGAGCTCGCGGAGATCATTAACGGTCTTGGGCGCCACGTTGAAACGCGTTCCGAGGCCGATATTGCCTACGATCTGGCGGCCGAGCGCGCCGTGGACGCTGGCGAAGGGTATTTCCGCCTCGTAGCTGAGTACGAAAGCCCGCGCTCTTTCCGGAAGGATCTACGTATCCTGCCCATCCGCAATATCTTCAGTGTGCATATGGACCCCGGCGCGATCATGCCGAGCGGCGCGGACCAGAACTGGTGCCTGATTTCGGTCAAGATGAAGCGGCAGGAATACAAACGCCGCTACCCAAACGCGAAGAACGTCCAGTGGAACGACATCGACCGGCAGGAATCGCGCCTCGATTGGGAGGATAAGGAGGAAATCAGACTCGCCGAATATTTCCGCATCCGCGAGAAGCCTGAAATGCTCTACCTGATCCGCGGCAAGAATGACCAGGAGTTCACGCGCTACCGCTCCGAGCTGCCGAGAAACGAGAAAGGCGAGTTCGATATCGATGATGTGAAAGAGCGCCTCGCGGCACTGGGTTTCTGGATCGATGGCGAGCGCGACTCAATCAAGCGTCAGGTGGAGTGGTTCCGGCTCAATGGGCTCGTGGTTGTCGAGCGGCAGGAGATCCCGGGCAGCTATATCCCGGTGTTTCGCGTGGACGGCAATGCGATCGATATCGATGGCAAGGTGCGCCGTCGCGGCATGGTCGATGCAATGATGGACCCGCAGCGCATGGTGAACTACGGGGAGGTCGCGAAAATCAAGCGGCTTGGCCTTGCCCCCAAAGCGCCATGGATCGCCGCGGAAGGGCAACTTGACGGCCATCCGGAGTGGGATGACGCGAATCAGAAGACCTATTCGGCGCTCACCTACAAGCCCCAAGTAATCGAGACGGGCTCGCTGCCGATAATGATTCCGCCGCCCGCGCGTCAGGAGCCCGCGCAGATCGAGGCCGGCTTTGCCGAGTTCGTGCAAGGTATGCGCTCGAACCTCGTGGCCGTGGCCGGCATGCCCAACGAGCCCGGTCAGGACCATGAAGGCGTCGTCGTCTCGGGCCGCGCGATCGAGCGTCGCCAATGGCTTTCGGATCAGTCTCACTTCCAGTATTACGACCATCTCACACAGGCCATCGCGCAGTGCTGGCGCGTAATGACCGAGTGGATCCCGGTCTACTACTCGGAGAAAGGCCGCATGCAGCGCATCATCGGCGAGGACTCGACGCCGCAAATGGTGCAGGTCAACCAGCCTGAGGACGATGAGGGCATCCAGAAAATCAAGAACGACCTGTCGATAGGCCGCTACGACGTAGTGATGGACACTGGCCCGGGCTATGACACGAAGCGCGAAGAAGGCGCGGAGAACCTGATCGAGATGATCAAGATCCCGCCGCTCGCCGAGATTGTCTCCAAAACCGCGCCCGATCTGGTGTTCCGCTCGATCGACCATCCCTACATGCAGGAGTTGGCCGATCGTCTTATGGCGCAGAATCCGGAAGGGCTCAAGAAGGTTATGGATGGCCTTTCCAGCCGCGCCAAGAGCATTGTCCAGTCACTCGCCAACGAAAATGCGCAGCTCAAGCAGGCGCTGCAAGCCGCGCAGACCGAGGTGAAATTTGGCCTTCAGAAATCGCATATGGCCGGCGTGGTGAAAGCACACGACACACTCGTGCGCGCTGACACCGCGCTCAAGGTCGAAGAGATCAAGGCTGGCGGCAAGATCATCGACGCCACCGCCGGGCGCGATCACGACGCGCGTATGCTCGGCCGCCAGCTTGAGCACGACGCCACGCAGGCCGCTCAATCGCAGGCGAACGATAACCAGAATGCCGCGGCTGATCGGGCCGCAGCGCAACAGCAGCAGACCACCTCCGGAGAATAAAAATGGAAATTGGCGGACTGAAGATTCCACCCGGGTTTGACCATCCGGAGAATCGAATTGGGTGGTTCTGGGGCGGTATGCGTGTGCTCTGTGAATACCGGATCATGACAGATTCATTCGTGGCGCGATTCGATACATACATCGACGGCGTGCAACGAAATGTCTGCTTCGATAGCAATGAAGTCGGCGGCTTCACGCGAAGCGAAACGCCGGTCAACGCTCAGGAGTTTGCATGGTTCTGCATGGCCGAGGCCTTGCGTGCATTCAGCGCGGGCCGGTCTTTTGAAGGAAAAGCCGCGTGGACCGAAAAACTTAACCTCCCCGGAGAGCAATGATGGCAATCACAGTCCTCGATAGCACTGATACCGCTGGCATTCTGGCCGACGCAGGAGTGACGCTTGAGCAACCAGAACCACCGAAGAAAGAAGGCGATGAGACGCCGCAAAGCCAAACTACGGCATCGCACGAAGAAGATGAAGCCGAAGAAGACGAAAACGGCCTCACGGCAGCGGACAAAGAAATCTTGACGCGGCGCATGCAGCGCGCGGTCGGCAAGCAGCACCGTATGCGCAAGGAGGCCGAGGAATTCGCCGCCGCGCAGTTCAGCGAGAAGCAACTCGCGATCCAGCGCGCGGAGAAGCTTGAGCGCGAGCTCGCCGAGATGAAAGCCAAGCTCGCGCCGCCGGCTCCCAAGCAGGAAATCACCGAGCCGCAGCGCGCGGACTTCCCGAACGAGGCCGCATACGTCGATGCCATGATCCAGTTTCATGTCGATAAGCGGCTTGCCGAGAAAGCTAAGGAGGATGCGGCAGCGGCCGAGCGGCGTCGGCTCGAAGAGCGGCTAGAAACGGCCAAGAGCCGCATTTTGCACGCGATCGAGGTCAAGGCCGATTTCGAGGAAGTCGTTGGCGCGGTGGATACGCCACTGCCGGCGGCAATCGCTACGTATCTCGAAGAATCGGAAATGGTCGCCGAGCTGAGCTATCACTTGGCGAAGAATCCGGACCTGCTCGATTCGCTCGCCAAACTCTCGCCGCACCAGCAACTGGTGAAAATCGGGAAAATTGAGAGTACACTCACGCCATTCGGGCAGAGTCAAGCCCAAAACGACTCCCAGTCGAGTTCAGCAGCATCCGACGGAAAGGGCGCCAAGCCCGCACCGAGCAAAGACACAGACATCGATCTGAGCAAGCCGCGCAGCAAGGCGGCCCCGGTGATCACGCCGTTGGATGGCACTGGCAGCGCTGGCAACCCGAAAGATTCGAAGGACATGAATATCCGCGAATCGATCGAGGACTTTGCCAAGCGCAAGAAGGTCAATCTCAGCGCGCGCAAGCGGCACTAGCCCGATCCCGGAAGGCCCTCTCGCTGCGCATTTGCAAAATGCGCTTAGGAGCCTTCCGTGGCAAACCAACTGCTGACAATCAGCCAGATCACCAACCGGGCACTCCCGGTTCTGGCGAATATGTGCGTGCTGACGGACAAATTCAACCGTCAATACGATAAGGAATTCGGGCAAAAGGGTCGCAAGATCGGCGCAACCTGTAACGTTCGCCTGCCCCCGCGCTACCTGGGTACGTTCGGTCCCGCGCTGAACGTCGAGCCGAGCACGGAGAACTACGTACCGGTCAACATCCTGTACCAGTTCCACGTCGATATCCAGTTCAACACCATCAACATGCTGCTGGACATCGACGAATTCGAAGAGCGCTTCATCCACCCGGCCTGCGTCGCGGTGGGTAACCGCATCGACTCGGATGGTGCGTACTTCGCCATGCAGAACACGGCGAACCGCCAAGGCACGCCTGGCACGCCGCCCGGCTCCGGCCAGACCGCGCAGCAAGCGCTTCAAGCTTTCACGAACGCGCGCGCGAGCCTCGTTTCGGAGGGCATGCCCAAGGGTTTGATCCCGACCTCGGTCATGCACCCGATCGCAAACGCGTTCCTCACGCCCGCGCTCTCGGGGCTCTACAACCCGCAGGCGAACATCAGCGAGTACTTCGAGACAGGCATGATCGCTCTCAAGACTGCTGGCGCCGACTGGTTCGAGGATCCGAATATCGCGAACTACACGACGGGCTCGCTCCTGGGCACGCCGGTGGTGAACGCGACGCCGGGGAGTGCCTATCTGACCTCCGGCTGGGCGCAAACGGGCGTGCTCACGCTCTCGGGCCTCACCGCGAGCTCGGCCGCCGCCAAGGTGGGCGATACGCTGCAAATCGCCAATCTCTATCCGGTGAACCCGCAGAACCGCGGCCGCTACGGTACCGCGCTCAAGCAGTTCGTCGTGCTGCCCCCGGGCGGCTATGCGCAGATGACTGGTTTGGCGGCTCCCGGCGGGCCGGCATTCGCATCGGCCACGCTCACGAACGGCACATTCAACGCGTCGACGGGGCTCTACACCGCCTCAGCGGGCGGTCTGGTCGATCTGACGATCGGCGAGTGCGTCATCACCGGCGGCCAGTTCCAGAACTGCCAGATCACGTCCGGCCAGACGCTCAACGGCCAAGCTGTGACGCTTAACGGCGGTGCGGCGCTGGGCACCTCATCGACGGAAAACATGTACTTCCATCGCGACGCGTTCGCCATGGCCATGGTCGATCTTCCGCTGCCGCGCACCGCCGTCGAAGCAAGTCGCGCGTTTGACGAAGACCTGGGCATGTCGATTCGTATCGCGACCCAGTACACCATCAACAACGACGCAGAACCGACGCGTATGGACGTGGCTTATGGCTTCTCGAGCCTCTACCGTTCGCTTGGCGTTCGCGTCTCGGGTTAAGGAGCCATCATGACTTTTCCTGCAACGACAAACGTCGACGGCTCGAATCCGGGGCCGAATGTATCCACGCAACCGGATACCACGCAAAGCCCGATCGGTAACGTCCAGAAAATCGGCGTTTTCACGATCTCGATCACGCCCGCTGCAGTCGCCGCGGATAGTGCACCGGTGCAGAATTTCGCGAGCACCGGCATCGGTCTGCTGACGACTGACGTTGTCGAAGTCATCGAGCCCAGCGCGACTACTGGCGTGGCGCTCACGACCGCATGGGTTTCTGCTGCCGACCAGTTATCACTTCAGTGGGTGAACCCCACGGCTGGCTCGCTTACGCCACCGGCCGGCAACTACATCGTATCGGTCCTGCGTGTCCAACCGAACTGGGTCAAACCGGCATCGGGTAATCAGATGGACTGGTAAGCGAAAAAGGTTGTCTCCAAGGGTGGTCCGCTCGTCACGGACTTTCGGGCCGATATTTCTGGCGGCCCGTTTTTTATTGCGAGCACTCATGGCAACGATGCCAAATCTTGTCGGCCTGAACTATCGCGCGGCGATCACGAAGCTCATCGAGGCCGACATCATCCCGAATGATGGCAGCGTGCCGACGATCGACAATCCGCCGCCCACGGTTGGCTATTTCTCGCCATGGCCGGTTGCCATCGTCTGGCAGAAGGGCGCGCCCGAAGGCATCGTTACGGTCCAGTCGCCGGCCGCCGGCCAGCCGGTCACAGTTGCGACTTCGATACCTCTGAACGAGCATTACACGCCGCCAATTGCGCTCACCGTGAATGCGCCGACGATGGCCGTTTCCAGCCAGTTCACCGCAGGGGCATTTTCATGACCATTGGCACAACCACAGCCCTGAACATCATTCAGGCGGCGCTGCGGCGCATTAACTCGTACCAGTCGGGCGAACAGATTCAGGTTCCGGATGAGACCGATTGCCTCGACACGCTCAACGATCTGCTCGATTCGCTTTCGACGGACAAGGATTTCATCTTCGGTTCGCAGGAGAACATCCTCTCGTGGAACGCGAACCAGATGCTCTATAAGGTGGGCAATCCGGTATGCACGCTGCTCGGCCTCACGCCGTTCACTGGCACACTCACCGCCGGCTCGAATGTCATTACGGACGTGACGAACGTGCCGCCGCAGCTCGTCGCGGGGGCGACAGCCGCCTACCAGATGGGCTCGGGTTCGATCCTGAGCGATACGCAGGGGTTAATTCCGGTCAATACGACCGTGATCGCAGTGGGCGCGAATACGGTCACCATGTCGGCCAATGCGATTGGCAATTCGACGGGTCTCGACAGCATCACCTTCACGGTGCCGGGTGACTTGCCGATTCCGCGCCCACTTCGCATCACGCATGGGTTCACGCGCTTCAATGCGCTTGACTTCACGCTCGATGTGTACGAGACGGAAACTCAGTACACGCAGTTTCTCTACAAGGCGCAGCCCGGTCCGTGGCCTACAGTCGGCTGGTACAACAACACATTCCCCTATGGGCTACTGAACGTCTATCAGACACCGGGAAACAGCGTCGAGTGTCACCTGTTCACCGACACGATCCTGCAAAACCTCACCCTCACGCAAGTGCTGGTAATGCCGCAGGGCTACAGCCGCATGCTCAAGTGGATGCTGGCCAAGGAAATTTGCGCGGAGTACGGCTTCCCGCTCAACCAGGCGATCATTCTCAATGACCGCGAGGCGCGTGCATTCGTGAAGGCGCTCAATGCGAAGCCGGCGCATGTGTCTAGTTATGACCGTGAGCTCGTGCGTGGGAACAGACCGGATGGCGGATGGGTGACCCATGGCGGGTACCGCTGATTTAGATAATTGATTCCATCCAGTATTTTTGCGATAGAGCGTTGTAACGATTAAGGGCGTCTTGTCGGGGAGGCATTACTCCGATGTGACCTAGATATGGAGGATCTAAATGCCATCTGGTGAGAACCCGGGACCGCTGTCGCTATTTGGGGAGTTCGGGATTGTAGGCGGCTATGACGCCGCGCCGAACTCCATCCAGGACGATCAGATGACGATCAACTGGTATGCCGAAGTCGATCCGGGCAATTCGAAAGAAGTGCTCGGTCTGCTCGGCACGCCAGGACTCATGCAACTGGCAGTCGCACCAGTGGTGGGCGCTGGTGCGCCTGGCTTCAGCTCGACGATGACCGTTTGGCCAATGCCCTATAGCGGGCCTGCGCTTGAGGTTCGTGGGTTTTGGGAACTTCCAACGACCTCGGATACGACAAACGGCAGTACGGTCGATAGCACCGCACTCGCAGTGATTGGCAATGCCTGCTATCTGGTGACCGCGACGCAGACAGGAAACGCCTTCGCGACGCTATCGCTCAAGCAGGTCGGCACGCTCCAGACCAGTAGCGGCCCGGTCCATATTCGCGACAACAACACCGGCGGCAATACTGCGGTCATCGTCGACGGGCCCTATGGCTACTACTACACGATCTCGACGCAGGCCTTTGCGCAGATCACCGATCCGAATTTCGTGGGTGCTGATACGGTCGCCTACATCGACGGCTGGTGGATTTTCAACAAGCCCGGCACCCAGGAGTTCTACACGCCGGGCCAAGCCTATGGCCTCACGTTCAATGCCCTGTTCTTCGCGCTCAAGGACGCGGCCGCAGACAATCTCGTCGCGGTGATGGAGAACAAGGAGCTGCTCTGGCTCATTGGCGACAAGACCACGGAAATCTGGTACAACGCGGGCGGCGCACCGGGCGGCGTGGGCGCGACTTTTGCGTTTCAGCGCCTCACTGGCACGCTGATTCAGGCGGGCTGCAAAGCCAAACACTCGGTCTCGCGCTTTGGGATACCCGGACAGGAAGGGCTGATATGGTTCGGCCGCTCCGAGCGCGGCGAGAACGTCATCATTCTCACGCAGGGCTTTCAGGATACGGTCGTCTCAAATCCGGCATTCGGCAACGAAGTGGCCAATTATTCTGTGACTGACGACGCGATCGGCTACACGTATCAGGAGGACACGCATGAGTTCTACGTGCTCACGTTCCCGACCGCCGATGTGACGTGGGTCTATGACAGTCAATCGGGCCTGCTGCATAAGCGCCTCTCGTATGACCCGTATGCAAAGCAGTTTCACCGGCATCGCTCGAACTGCTTCATGAATTTCGCCGGCATGCGCATGGTGGGCGACTATGAGAATGGCGCGATTTACTGGCTCACGCGCACCGCTTACACCGACGCTGGTTGGCCGCTGCTCGCCAAGCGTCGCGCGCCGCACGTGTGGGATAAGGGACAGCGCGGGCGCGTGTTCATGCAGAGTCTGCAGCTCGATTTCAATGTCGGACAGGGCAACGCGAGCGGCATGGGATCAAACCCGGTATGCACGCTTTCGATCTCGCGCGATGGCGGCCACACGTTCGGTAATCGCGTGCCCGCACCGATGGGCCAGATCGGCGAATACCGCACGCGTACGATGTGGCGCCGCCTCGGATGGGGGCGAGACAACGTGTTCGACATCGAAGTGATCGACCCGGTGAACCGCGATCTGGTGGGCGCCACCCTCAAGGCGTTCAGCACAGCATGAGCGGGCTGCCCGAACTGATTCCGCCACAGAGCGCTCCGCTACTCCAACAGCAGGAGGTAGCGCAGAAGCCCCAGTACATGGACGTGAACTGGTATCTGTGGGCGTACAACCTGTCGCTGGCGGTGCTCGGCAATGGGCAGAGCGGCACGACGCCCGCTTCGCCATACGACTTGCTGGACTCAGCCAACCTGTATGCGCAGACGAGCGATATCCCGCAGGCCTATCGCCAGATCGACAATCTGTCGATGAAGCTCGCGATGCCGGCTCTTGTGGATCCAACTCCGCAGGCCGCCCCGGCGCAAAGCGTCACGGTTGGCGCGTCGCCTTTCACCTTTCAGGCGTTGTCAAACGGGCTGCTTTCGGTCACCGGCGGCGCAGTTTCGTCCGTCTCAATCATCCGCCAAGGCGTCACAATCGCAACCGGCATTACTTCGGCGAGCTCGAGCGCGATCACGACATTCACCGACGAAAAGGGCTCGGGCGGCCAGCCAGGTTTTGTCGCGGGCGTCGACTTTACACCCGGCACAACGACATCGCTCACGCTCTCACAGGTCTATTCCTCTGCGGCCGATCTATGGGCGGCATTCGATGCCGGTGAACAAGGAGCCAATACCTATTCGCTGAGCGGCACGACCCTCACGTTTAACGCTGCGATCCCGGTGGGCACGCAAAACGTGTTCGTGAAGGGCGCGAGCAGCTCGACGGTGAGCACAACCGGTGGCGGCCTTGTGCCGCTGCGCCGTCTCGACGAGGTGCAAATCACTTACTCCAGTGCGCCTACAATCGTTTTTCTTCCAGACTAGGAATTTGCCATGACAACGATTACGCCGGTCCAACTTGTCGCGCCCGTCCAGCTTGGCAATGCGGATGCTTCGTTGTATTCTCCAGCTACGTCTACGTCGGCCCAGATTGGCCGAGCGGTGTTCACGAACACCTCCGCGAGTGCAACCACCATCACTGCCGGTATCACGCCAGCAAGTGCACTCGGAGCGTCGACGACCATGATTTCAGCCCGACCCATAGCCCCCGGCGAGTCCTACGTCTCGCCAGAACTGGCGGGCGCGGTCCTTCCTGCAAATTCCCAACTTCATGCCTTCGCTGGCGCGACAGGCGCTGTGACGCTTACAGTCTCCGGAATCGTCGTGACATGAAAATCGCCATCGAACCATTCACGCGCGAGCTCGCCGCGAAGAGCCTGCCGCTTGGGCAAGAGAGCTGGGACGAGTGCTCGAAAATCAAGAAAGATACGTGCGCTTATCATGGCCAGCGTGGTCTGCAGATCGATCCCGATATCGACCAGTATCTTTTCCTCGCCGAGCATCAATCGCTGATCGCGATGACACTGCGCGACGATGAGTGTTGCTTGCGCGGCTACGCGCTCGTGATCCTCTACAAAAGCCTGCATCTGAAAACCGAACTGTGCGCGAACGTCGACACGTTCTATGTGCAGCCGGATCATCGCAGGTCGATGCCGCGCCTCATGTCGGAAATCGAGAGCGTACTGCGCGAGCGCGATGTTAGCATCATCGGCTGGCCGGTCACGAAGGATGGGCTTCTGTATGAAATCCTGAAGCGTCGCGGCTATATCGCCGATGACGTGATGATGGAACTGAAGATCAAGGACCTTCCGGGAGGTGAGCCATGTGCGTAGCAGCAGCAATAGCCGGAGGGGCTGTCGTTGGAGGTGGAATTAGTGCACTCGGCTCGATGTCTGCTGCCAATACGCAGGCGAGCGCTCAGCAGCAGGCTGCCAATATCCAACAGCAGGAATTCAACACGGTCACGCAGCAGGAGCAGCCGTTTATCACTGCGGGCCAGGGCGCGACGACATCGCTACAGCAGCTTCTCGGCCTCACGAGCGGCGCCGGCGCGGGTGGTTTGCCGAACGGCTATCTCACGCAAACGACTGGACCGTTTTCCTTCAACCCCGCGAGCATCACCAGTTCACCCGGCTACCAGTTCTCGCAAACGCAGGGACTCGAGCAGACCCAGAATGCGCTCGCGCCGAATGTGGGTGCGCTCTCTGGCCCGACGCTGCAAGCGTTGACGAACTACGCCACTGGAAATGCCGAGCAGTACTACAACAACTATTTCAATCAGGCGCAAAGCCAATACACGACGAATCTGAACGCCCAGCAAACGCAGCAGAACAACATTTTCAGCCGCCTGTCCACGATCGCGGGACTTGGCCAGAACGCCGCCGGCAACCTCGGCAATACCGGCGCACAGCTCGCCACGGGCGTGGCACAGGCTACGGCGGGCGCGGGCGCGTCGGAAGCGGCTGGCACGGTGGGCGCCGCGAACGCACTGGGCAGCAGCGTGAGCAATGCTGGCAACAGCTACGCACTCAGCAGCATCTTGAGCGCGGCGAATGGCGGCAACGGCTATAGCAATCCGATCGGCATATCCGGTTGGACACCCGCAGGGAGCTAAAAGATGCCCGACTTCGGATCTCCTGTCGCCGATCAGATCACGCCGCCGAACCCTTCCCAAGGTCTCCAGACGCTTTCTGGCGTGCTTGGCATTGCTCAGCAGCAGCAAGCGCTGCAGCAGGGCCAGCAGCAGTTGGATATCGGCCAGAGCAACGTCCAGAGCGCCCAGCAGCAAATGAATGAGCGTCTGTTGCTGCAAAAGACGATGCAGACTGGCAAAGACCCGGACGGCAATTCGATCAAGAATCCTGACGGGTCGTTCAATACGACCGCACTCACGGCATTCGCCAATAAGAGCCTGCCGATGACTGGGCAGGACGTGGTGCAGAAGATCGTAAAGACACAGGACGACCAGATCGGCGTGCAGGGAGCTGCGCTCGCGCTCACCGGGCAAGAGCGCAATCTCGTTTCCAATGTTCTGCAATCGGCCGCCGCCTCTGCCGATCCGGTCGGCGCCGCATCGAGCGGTCTAGCCCAGTTGAGCAGCATGAGCCCGCAGATGGATGCATTCGTGAAGGTGCAGGCTCCCTTCGTGCCGCACCTGCAGGCGATGAATCCGCAGCAGCAAAAACAGGCGCTCATCACGGCCGCGCAGCAGTATGCGCCTCCGGAAGCCACGCGCGCGGCGACCGCGCCGCAGATTGGCACCGTGACGGGCCCCGGCGGTGGCGTGCAGGCCGTGCAGACCAACCCGCTTTCGCCCGTTGGAATGGGCGCGGTGGGGCCCGAGACCGCGCAAGGCATTCCGCTCACGGAGCGCCAAACGCTCGGCGTGAATCCTACTACGAATGGCCCAACCCTCGTGAGTCGCAACGGCCAGGGCCAGATTGTCAGCATCACGAATCCGCCCACACAGGGCGTCTATGTGCCCCAGCCAGGCGATGCGCAGGCACTTCCAGTTCTTCAGGGCGAGCGCGACGCCGCGCGCCAGCAGTATTCCGCTGCGGCGCTTCAGCACACGAACAATCAGATCGTGCTCCAGAACATCGACAACGTGGCCGCGACCGGGCCATTGGGCGAGCGCGCGCGCAACCTGTTGAGCGCCTATGGCGTGAACGCCAATTCCGACGCGGCGACCGCCTATGACCTCGTGGGCAAGGGACTCGAGCGCTCCGCATTGCAGGCAGCTCAGACGATGGGCCCGCAAACGAATGCTGGCCTCGAGGCGCAGGTGAAGGCAAATGGTTCGCTCGCCTACACGCCGGCCGCCATCAAGCAGATCACGCGGCTGAATGACGCGATCACCTCTGGCGTGCAGGCCTATCAGCCTGGGCTTGAGCGCGCGATTGCGGCCAATCCCTCGATGGGCGTTTTCGCCAAGCGTCAATTCGACGAGCAGTGGGGCGCGAACTTCGATCCGCGCATCTTCGAGATGTACAACGCTGCGAAAAGCGGCGACCAGCAGACGCTTAGCGGCATCGTGAGCAGCCTGGGCGGCAAGGACTCGCCGCAGTTCAAGGCGCTCATGCAAAAGGCCGCGGTGCTTAACCAACTGAGTAACGGCGGGAGCGCCCAGTAATGGACGATCTGCTCACCACGCTCGCACAGGCGACGGGCACGGCAGTTCCCGCGAGCGCGGCGCCCTCGGCGGCATCGCCGGGAAGCGTGCCGGACTCGTTCGACCCGACGAAGAGCTATGGCACGCCGCCGCAGTTGCTAGACAATCTGCGTAGCGAAGAGAGCAGCGGTAATCCCTACGCGGTAAATCCCAAAACGCAGGCCATGGGCCCGTACCAGTTCGAGCCTTCGACCGTCGCAATGCTGCGCAAGCAAGGCATCGCCTTCGATCCGTTCGACCCGCAGCAGTCGCGCGCGGCCGCGGACTACTACATTCAGCAGCTCAAGCAGCAAAACGGAGGCACCTATGAGGGTGCGCTCAAGGCCTATGGCGGCTTCAAGACGGCCGATCCAAGCGCCTATGTCAGCAAGGCAATGCAGGGAGTTCCGCCAGCGCCAACGACCCCCGGGCAATCGAATTCCGGCGAACAGCCGAGCGGTTACAGCGGGCCGACAACCGATCTGCTGAGCACACTCCAGTCGGCGATGAATGCGCCGCAAGCGGCAGCCACAGCGCCCGCGGCACAGCAATCGGGGCAGCAACCTGTGGCAGGAGGCTTTCTCGCGGGTCTGGGGCGCTCCGCGGCGGGTCTAGCCGATACCGTACTCAGTGCGCCCGGCGCACTGGCTCAGCAGGGCACCTATGCGCTCGCGCGCGCGTCTGGTATGACGCCTGAGGAAGCAACCGCGCAGGCCGCGCAGTTTAGCGGCGCAGTGCACCCGGTAGGTAATGCCTTCGGCGTGACGAACACGCCCGAATATCAGAACGAAGTAACGCAGCGCGCGCAGCAAGCTATTGGCGGCCTGGTGAACCGCGGCGCATCTGCGGTGGCTGGCGCTGCAGGGTTGCCGGCGCAGGATGTTGCGAATATGGCCGGCTCGCTCGCAATGGCCGCGCCGGGCGCGATAAGGGCTGGCGTGCCGCTCGCTGGGCAGGCAATCGAAGCGGTCGTGCCTGGTGCGGCGCATCTCGCCTCTCAAATCCCGGGTGCTGTGGCCGGCGCGGCGCGCGGCGCGGCTGGCGCGGTTGGGAACGCGGCGCGCGCGGTCGGCGAGACGGCCAGCGACTTTGGCAACGCTGTAGGTACTGTGACCGGGCTCAAGGCGCCGGAAGAACCCGCGCTGACCAATGCGCCGCTGGCGGCAGCAGGGACGCCGGGGCGCGGCAGCGTTGGCGCAGCCGGGACTTCGTTTGCGCAGCAGGCCGCGGCGGAGGGCGTGCCGAATGCGATTATCCATAAGATTGCGGATGCTGAGAAGGCAGGCAATCTGAATCCAACCGCGGCAGCACGTCATATCGAGGCTGGATCGCTTCCTATTCCTATGGAATTGACAGAAGGAATGGCAAGCGGAAATCCGATTACGTTCTCTAATGAGATGAACACGCGTGGGAAGAATCCTGATTATGTGCTTCGCCTGAATACATTAAATGGACAACTTGTCGATAATCTTAATGCCGTCAAAGATCAAATTTCTCCGAATGTTCATGTAATGCCAGGGACGGGGACTGGGCAGGCTATCGTCGA